GCATGGTATCTAACTTAGTATTACGCTCGGCGCGTCTTGGCTCTAATGCTGCTACCGCATCAATATCAACACATAAAATATCGCTAGGTTTTAAGCCCACACGCCACCCAAGCCAACGATTAAGCGATGCTAATAAGTTGTTATAAAGTGGGATTGCAGAATCTTCATAAAACGCCGCCCGCGCTTGCTCATAGTTGGCATAGGTTTGACTACCCTCTATACCTAATAGCTGAGGCGGTACTTTTAACGCTTCGCACACATCTAACTTAGCCGATGTTTTACCGCCTAAAAACTCAGCGTCTCGCATGGTAAAACCAAATGATTGCCACTTTAGACCACCCTCAGTAATGACAGGCTTGCCCGTATTGCCCTCACCCGTGTACGTTTCGTTAAATTGGGTCTTTAGCCTTTCGTATGCCGTTTCGTCTAAATTAGAATCTGTACTTAACGCGCCGCTTGGCTGCATACCGTTTTTTAACAGTGAAAAGTTTGATTTTGCATAGGCGTTTAATTGGTCAACAGCATAAGAGCAGGGTAACAAAGGGCTGCACCCTCTAAACCTATCAAGGGGGCTATACGCTTTCCACATCAACATATTGGACGGTAATACGGCCATAGATTTTATGTCATTGTCGCTCGCTGTGTACTGCCAAATAGCGACCTTAGCAGTCATGGTTTGAGATAATACGGGCGTGAGATAATCGGGACGTAGAATAAAAATCTCTTTAGGCAATCGGGACGGGATAGCCGCATCACCCCATATCGGAGCTTCACCACCAACCAAATAGTAAATGACGGCTTGTTCTAAAAACTCACTTAATGATTGCAGCTCATTCGGCTGTGATATTAAACTCATTAGCGCGGCATTGTTAATGACTTCCTCACCACGTTTAATGATAATCGGGCATGAGTTGAACGCGCTAACGTATTGCTGAATACAGGCATAAACAGTCGGGTTTTGTTGATATGCCTCTTGCACAAACTGGACAAAATTATAAGCTGTAAAGTTGCTAGATTGGCGAATAAGCACACCTAAAGCACTGCTCTTTTGTTCGCCTTTCCAAAACTGCCACCATTTTTTACTCATAATCGCCGCACTCTTACAATGTTTGATGGTCTAACTATTGGCTCAATCGCATAGCGTAATGCGTCTGCATAGTGATTGTTTTTGTCTTCGATGTCGGTGGTCGGGTTATCGCTATCATCTGTTTTATAACTATACGCCGCCAACTCTGCAAAACAACACTGTGCATCGGGATGGATATAGATTGCCTTAAACGTCTGCAATGCTACAACGCCGTCCTCTACGCTGCCTTTCCACTTTGTACAACCTTTAATCAATGGTATCTCTTTTTTAACTTTTGAGATAGTCTCAGGCCGCGCACAATCAGCCCGTGAGGTATATTTTAGCACATTAGGCACATGGTCAATAAGATACGCGCCTGTGTCGTCTAACTCAAGCCCCACTCTTGAGGCCGCGTTTCTAATATATAAACTATCCTGAAAAATATAACACTCAATAATCGCGGTCGGGTCAACACTAAAACCCCAATCTATGCCGATGTACGGCGTACCAAATGTCGGGTTAATCTCAAAATCAAGCATCTTTAGCTTCTTGGCCAAGATTGAGTTATCGCTGATTTTTAGGAATTGCCCCTCCCATATCCAGGCGTATCGCCCTGCATCGCCTCTTAAATCCCTTAGCCGTTGATTGTTTAGTGACTCAGGAAACCATGGGTTATCGTGCCAATTAATTGTGATGTGTAGGGTGCGCTCGTCTTTGTTAATGATGAATTGTTGCCAAGTCGCATCCTCTTCAAAGCGTGGGTTAAACACGACATAAAAACGGACTTGGCCATAACGCGGCGTAGGTCGTAGATATGACCATGATTGCTCAGAGATGTTTTCAGCTTCATCGGTCAACACGACACGCAATTTATTGATAGACTTGATAGACGTGATGTTTGACTTTAAACCCGCGAAAATAAAACGAGAGCCTGTGATTAGATTGGTTATTTCGTTATTAAGGATTTTAAAATAAGGGTCAAGTTTGTATTTTGATATGGCATTGACAATCGTTGCGTAGAGTGAGTCGGCAATAGACTTTTGAATCTCACGACAGCATAAAATCACACCATCATCAACAAAAGACTCGGTAATAGCGATACAAGCCAACGCCTCAGACTTTGCACCGCCGCGTCCACCTTCCCAAATAATCGTGTCGTATTGGTTAGTTTGTAGGTTTACAAATGACGGGTTTAGCTTGTGTGGATAATCAAAACTAACTTGATTCATCTTTAGTCTTAACAGGATTAAAATTAAATACTGGCGGCTGTAACGCTGCACCATTCGCGCCTGTGTGTTCTTGTACGTTTGTCTCTTTCCAACCCATGCGAGTTTTTGCCCAAAACATAGCAGCCCTAACACAATCGCTATATGTTGCACCTGTAGTTAATGCTTGACCACTTGCGGCTTGATATAAAAACTTACCAACATTCGCATTTGCTTTAATTGCGCTGTTTTCTAATTCATCACGATAATACTTATATAGTGTTTTATCATCAATACCGATATATGCAGCCACCTCTTTAACAGGCACACCATATGAGCGCAAGGCCACAATCTCAGCCCTTGTTTTTTCGGTTGGTTTATGCAGTGGTTTTGACATAGTTAAACCTTATATGTTATTGATTTTCCTATACTTTTAAAAACGATTAGGATAGAATCAATACACGCTACGGCAAATAGCGTGTATCTATCAATAACAAACTGTTTGGAGTTTATTATGAGTAAAATCATTGTATCAGATATTTCTAGTCCTGCAATCGCTGGATGCTCATACATATACGCACCCAAGGGACAAGCACTTGAGTATTCAGAGCTTGCAAGTAATCCTTATTCTGGGTGTGGCCATAAATGCGCTTACTGTTACGTTCCAAAAGCATTACGAATGAAAAGCAGAGAGTCGTTTGATTCTATCGCAATTGAGCGCACAAATTATCGAGCTGGTTTAATGCGTGATGCTATCAAATACGACAAAGCAAAAACAGAAGCGCAGGTTATGCTTTCTTTTACAACTGACCCTTATCACCCTTTTGACACATCAGCTACTCGATACGCTTTAGAAGTTATTGGCAGCACTCATGGTTTAGGGTTTTGCACATTGACGAAAGGTGGCACTAGAGCTTTGCGTGACATTGATTTATTTAGACGAAACAAAGATGCTTTTGCAACGACATTAACAAGCCTTGATGACAAATTTTCAAAAAAGTGGGAGTCGGGTGCAGCGTTGCCAAATGATAGAATTGAGGCAATACAAAAATTCTATGAGAAAGGTATTTTTACTTGGGTTTCGCTTGAGCCTACTCTTGATGTAAATGCAAGTATTGCAATAACTGAGAAAACTCACAGCTTTGTTAATTTGTTTAAAATAGGTCGTGTAAATTATATGCCTATGACAAAAACAACAGACTGGGAAGATTACACAAAAAGAATTATTGACGTTTGTGATAAACTAGGAGTAAATCATTATATCAAAAAAGATTCGCAATGCTTTTTGCCTAATGATTATGTGAATCCTTTGCGAGTTAAACAGCATCACGATTAACAACAAATGAATAATAGCGCATTGATGACCCTTTAGTCCCTTGCGCTATTAAAAACAAACAAACACTTCCTTTTAATTTATCTTTGATTTTATCAATCACAATTTTAATAAAATCATCATGTAACACATGGGCGCGTTTAGCTATATGAAAATCATACCCAATAAACTTTCTTAATCCAGTGCATACACGGCCTAACCTTAAATCCATATCAATCCCGTCCGTTATAACAAACGCTATTTTTTTATTTGATGTATCTATTTTGTCAACAATATAGTCAAGAATCTCATAAGGTGAACCATAAGCATCTATATCAAATATATTATAGTCGTTTACATCAATTAACCTTACCGCTTTTTCAGCATCACCACAAATTGTATGCCTTTCATCAAAATACTTAACCTTATCAATTCCTGTATATTTTTCTGAATTGTGCCACACGTTTTTATACCTGTCCCTTATACAAATCTCCGAGCCCACGAGACTCCTGAGCCACTCCTATGCCGTCCTCTGCTTGAAAACAAAAAACTAAACAAATCCAACAAAAAAAAACTAGCAAGCCACCAATAAAAGAAACACCAGAAAAACTAGAAGATCA